CGTTCTAAACTCTAGCTGTGCAAAGTCAGCTTCAAGTATCTTGCCACCTTCCCAACGTGATACAAACACTTTCTTTACAGGAAACGTACCACCTCTAGGCATGTTCTGCATGTTAGGGTCAGCACCACTAAACCTACCTGTTGCAGTTCTGTGTTGTAGTAGTCTCACATGAAGTTTACCATCAGGTTTAACATGTGTGCTTATGCCCTCAACAAAAGATGATAAATAAGTATCTAATGCTGACAATCTTTGTAAGTCAGTTAGAAAGTTTACTGCATCAGTTAAGTTATTTTTCTTAGCTACATTACGTAATATATCTAAGTATGCTTTATTGGTTGTAAAACCATTAGCACTAATCCATTTAGCATTAGGTGCTGAAAACTTCAACCCTGCTATAGATTTCGTAGGGTTAAATAAGTAGCCAAAAGTATTACAATGATTACACCTGTTTGGTTTAGAGTATAAACTACCATCTTTCTTTACCTTTCTTATGTATCCTTCTCCATTACACTCATCACACTTTACTGCTTGTGTTTTGTACAATGTATCTGAATACTCACTCACTTTATCTTTATACTCTTGTACATCCATGTATGGTGTAAAGTTATTTGCCCACATAGTTTTGTCTACAGGTTTCTTGCTGTAGATAACCCAAGACATTTGCTCAGGACTGTTTAAATTAATAGGTGTATCTCCCATTAAATTCTTTACTTGTTGGTTTAGTCTATCCTCAATTTGTTGTTTCTCTTTTTCAAACTCAACTCGTACCTCATCTAACTTTGATACATCTACTTTGAAACCTCTTTGGTATATTCTTCCCAAAGTAACTGCAACTCTATTTGTTAGATAGACTGTATCCATTAGAGAACTATATTCAACTGTATTTAGTTTTCTATATATTCTATCAGACAATTGTTGAGTTGCATGTAAGTCAGCAGATAAATAACTCGCTAACTCTTCGTGTGGTATTTCATCAACACCAACACCCTTTTTAAAATACTCCTTTAAAGTATCTTGCTTTTGAGTTTCCAACTCATACCTTTCAGCACATGCTTCAAGAGACAAAGGCTGTTTCTGTCCACGTTGTAAAACATATTCGCCTAACATTGTATCAAAAACAGAACCTTCGTATTTAAAGCCACACTCCCACAACCACATTAAGTCGTGAACAATGTTATGTCCTATGAGTATGGTAGCTTTATCTAACAACTCTTGTACTCCATCAAAGTTATCACGAAACAAATACTCCTCTCCTTTATCTGTTAAGCAACCAACCATGACAAGTTTATTGTTAGATTCAAATGGGTCAAGATGCATCTTACCATCACGATGAGTAACAGTATTCTCTACATCTAATGTTAATTTCATACCTCATACCTTCCTACTTGATAATTCAAATTACAATGAACAACACCATGCCATCCTGTAAGTTTATTTTTTACCACATTCAAATGTCTTTGTAAATCTTCTTCTTCAGAATCTTGTCTTGGTGGATTCTTAGCTATCAAAATCATTAAGTCAGCTTCAGCAGCTTTACCTGTACGTGAACCTTCCATCATACTTTGATTGAGTAACACCTTGCCCTCTGCATCAGCAGATAGTTGTGACATGTAAAATACTGCACATTGATGTTCCTTTGCAATCATACGTGCATGTATAGCATTAGCTTTTAAGGCTTCATCTGCTCTAGCAAATCCTGCAGTACGTGCAAACTTATCACCCATATCAAGTATAACAATGTCAGGCTTGTAAGATTTACATACACTCTCAACCCATGCCATGTCTCTACCTGTCGCATCTTTTATCTTGATGTTTTTCTTGATAGGTTCATACAAGTCACGAGCCTTTGTAGGGTTTGCTTTTATCTCTCTCATTGTCATGCCTGTTGATGCTGTTAAATATCTTGCACCAACTCTATGACTACCTTCTTCATTACACAAGATGATGCAACTAGCACCTTGTCTTGCTAAACCATTAGGACCTGCTAGTAAACTTGCATGAAAAGAAGTCTTACCTGTGTTAGGTCTTGCTCCTACTTCAATCAAGTGACCTGCATTAATGCCTTCAACTTGTCTTGTTAAAGATGGCACGTTAAATGTCCATCTTGCTTCTAAATCATTCTTAGCTAATAGTGTATCAATATCCATATCATCCCACTCCACGTTAAGGTTAGGTGTAAAATCATCTCCGTACATTTCAAGTATATTACGTAAAGGTTCTAAACTTGTGTGAGAACCATTAACATAATCAAATCCTATGTTAGCAATGTCTTCGCCAACAACTTGTTGAAATAGCCGAGATAAAACTTCTTGTGCTACATCTGCACCCATAGGTTGTTCATTCTTAATTTGTCTGAACAAAGAACTGTAAGCTTGCTTCTGTGCTGTAGTCATCGTTGGATTACTTGACATAAACAAAGCTTCTATTTCATCAGGTGTGACATTACGTTCATACCTACTCATTGCAGTATCAATAGCTTGTTTTATTTTTCTAGTATCTTTACTAAACAATCTGTCAGGACATCTTGCCCCTCTATGGTCATCATAGAAAGACTTATCCATAAGACTTCGTATTAATGCTAATTCCATTTCTGTGTCTCCTTTTGGGTTAAATTTATTAGGTTATCCATGTCAATAGGCTTACGATATTTTAAATCATCTGTCAATCTAAGTATCTTAATGTCCTTGACATATCCTCTTAACTCTTTTGCGAAAGATAGGGTTTTTGGTAACGCATCAGGGTCAAGTGCTATTATTGCAGTAGAGAATTGTGAGAGAAATCTTTTATGGGAATCTAATAATGACGTACCCAACACAGCTAACCCAACATATACATCATTACCAACAGAGACTGCACTAACACAATCCTCTACTACAACTGCGACACTACCACAGCCATGTGTGAAAGGCAAGTCCGAATTACCATATCTTTTCCATTTAGGTAATTTATTATTTATAGACCTACCTGTAGCATCAACAATAACACCATCTTTTTTGATAGGGAATACTATTCTGCTTTCCTTAACATCATAATATAAATCAACTTTTTCTATGTCTAGTTCCCACAACTCACAGAAATTCATAATCTCTTTTCTATATCTGTGAGGTACGATGAAGTCAGGCATAGTAAATGTTTCATCTTTAGATGATGCTTGTTTCTTTTGTATTGCACGTATCTCATCTACAGATAAGTGAACACGAGAACTACCCTTTGTGCTACAACTAGCCTTATAACAATTCCAAAGAAGAGAACCCATGTTGTTTGTAACAGAAAATGTTTTATAAGAATTACATAGAGGACAATTTAATCTCTTAGTCTCTCCATTCTCTACATCTAATTGTTTTACATATGTATATATATTAATCATATTATATATATTACCCTTCCTTGTCGGCATATACAATGCTTGTACCATGGATATTTTTTTCTGTCAACCCCCTACGTTTATTTAATGCTAAATTAGCACTAGCAAAAGTATTTTTCATGTAAGGTTTAACAGATTGTGGGTTAGCATGACCTGTTACTGACATAATATTACCCATAGATACACCTGCATCTACCATTTCAACTGTTCCTGTTCTACGTAAGTCACTTAATCTAAGCTCCTTAGAAAGCCCTGCAGAGTCCATAACCTTTCTAGCTAGTAAGGGTAGCTTAGTGAGTGAATAAGGCTAGTATGCCCCTCTATAGGCTCTTGGGCGAGGTGCTACATACTTTTGAAACCCATAATCCTCATTCTGCTGACGTAGCATGTCAAATAATTCATCTGAGATAGGTAAAAATACTTCTGCTCTACGTTTTGATTGTAGTAAATACATTTTTTTCTCCTCAAAATCTATATTAGACCATTGAAGTAATCTCATATCGCCAATTCTTTGACACCATTCGTATGCCATATGTGCAATTAGTCCTATGCTTCTTGTGTTGAAGTCCGAGTAACAGGTATCAAGAAAACTGATAACATCTTTCTTAGACCACACAACTTTACGGCTATTAGAGATACGTCTTTTAATATTACTGAATGGATTAAGGTCACAATGCTCCATATTTATGCCATAATTTAGTAACACTCTAGCTACGGACATCACGTGATTAGCCATAGATACCCCTCTCTCACACCACGTGTTGTATGCCAACTTAGCCATCTTTGTAGTTAATCTAGACAGCATTACACTGCCTAGCTTTTTATTTTTTTCTACGGAAGTGTTAGAAAACACATCTAAAAAATACTTATATTGTGCTTTAGTTTCTTCTCGTAAGTTATTGTATTCAAAGGATAAATAATAATCCTGAATGAGGGTTTTGACTTTCATTTTAGGCTGCCATCAACGACTTAAACTGAGGCGATGAAATCCATTGTGATACTTTTTGTTCTCTTGCCCACATGGATTGTGCTACAGTATCCTTGCCTGTATTACGTAAGGTAAAACCATTTCTTTCATCTGCGTAAGATGCGTAGTTAGTAAATGCAGAGTATAAAGCGAACACATTTTTGCCTCTTTTAGAAATCTCTTGACAACATAACTCATACATTTTTTTAGCTAATGTTTCTGATTTGATTATACTTTCAAGTAAAGTTTTACCATCTACGTTAAGAGGTGTATCAGCCATTGATTGTAGATACCTTTGTCTTGCATCAAATGTACTCTTTGAGTTCTTCAACTCCCATATAAAGGTCTCTATGTTAAAGCCTGATGTGTTCTTCTTACGTATGGTGCTGAAATCGCCTGTAATCTGCCCATTAGAACAGTATGTATCTATTGCACCGAAGTGTGCTTGGTTAGAAGCTGAACCATCTATGGCATGTAGTCCAATGATTCTCTCATTGATAACTGTTTGATGCTTAGATGTTGTAATTACATGTGATACATTAGGTAATGTTATATCTACCTGTGACCAAGCATTATTTCTTGCACTCTTTAGTGTAACCTTTGCTCCATATAAATCGCTAGGTTCTCTGTTGTCTCGTATGACATCTTCCATAGCACCAAAGAAAGCAGGGTGAGATGCACAGGTAAAACCTTTACCAACTATGCCTAAGTATTCCCCTGTATCCTCTCTGACTACGTACTTGTGGTCTTCCATCTTCGTTGGCTCATATACTACTTTAAAATCTAAGTTATCATTTAAGTTAATTAATTTATCTTGTATTCCATCTAAGGGCATTGTTAGTCTCCTTTCAAAAATTATGCCACAACTTGTGGCTTTGGGTTAGTGATACTTTCTTATATGATATATTTATATTTAAGTCAAGCTATAAACAATCACAAAAGGTATAATATCTTATTTAACATCTACATAGACTCTTATGTGAGATGACTCATTCAAACCTTGACCCCAATAGGTAGCACCTGTACCTTTGAGTTCTTCTTTGATGTGTTGTCCACGTACTCTCATCTTGTATGAGTCCTTGTTAAGATACTTCTTCATAGTGTCAACAAACTCTTGACCATCTGTGTCGTTAGGTATCTCGCTGAATACATAGTTGCAACCCTTCTTGTGTGTTGCTTTCTCATATTCTCTTTGCCACATCTCTGCTCTTTTCTCTAGAGTCTGAATCCTTTTCCAAGCTACGTCATATGCTTCAGCAGATACAGTAGGTTTTCTATTTACTTCAGCTAAGGCTTCCTTAGTTGCTTCATATGTTTCTCTCTCAACCATGTTCAATGCTTTCTCTTTCCACATATCACGTTC